GACCGCCCACCAAAACCTAATAACACAAGACGGGGCAGGGGTGGGGGTCACCGCGTAGCAGGGGAAAGCGACCCCACCTTGTTGAATTGCGGGCGGGGTGTATATGTACTCCCCAACAAAATATCTGCGCTAACTCACAAGTATCCGATATGTCCGTTTTGGTATACTATGTTTGTGAGGTCTACCACAAAATAAAAGATTTTTTAGTAAAAAACGGGAAATGCGGTATTTTTTCTGCCTTATATACAGTAGGGAGCAAATGCGACCAGCGCCCTAGCATTTGCGACCGTTACGGGGCTACGCTTACGCTTCGCCCCTAGCGAAGCGGTACTGACTTACCCCTCGGCTCCTGTGGTCGCCTCGGGAGTTTTTATGCGGTGCTTTGCACCGCTTTTAGTGGGGATAGTTCTATCTTCCGCTGGAAGATCAAATTCTTCCTCCCGATGAGTAGAAAGTATTACGCCCCTTGAGTAACGACAAGAACAAGGATAGGGCTGCTAAAGCTAAGCAGATTATCCTACAGATGGTCGCCGAAGGCGAGACCATAGAGACGGCCTGTAAGGCCGCTGGTAAGTCCATCAAGACTTACGAGTACTATCGTCGTTCCGATGCAGTCTTCAAGAACCTACTCGACAGAACTAGGCTAGGCTCTCTTGAGAAGAATTTTACAGAAGCCTCAGCTAAAGATTTAGACTTCGTAACCTGGCGTGAGAAGTACCTCCACCAGAAGACCTTCGGTCATCAGAAGAATCTGATAGATGTAATTGAAGGTAGAGAACCATCTTGGATTCATCCGGCGATGAAGTATGAGAAGGGTCTTGCTGAAAACCGCATCCTTCTAAACATACCTCCCAACCACGCCAAGTCAATTACGGTCACCGTTGACTACGTAACCTACAAGATAGTCAATAACCCCAACTTTAGAGTTTTGATAGTTTCTCAAACTCAACGACTTGCTGCAGACTTTCTCTACGCTATCAAGCAACGCCTTACCCACCCGATGTATGAAGAACTCCAACAGGCCTATGCCGCAGGAGTTGGCTTCAATACCAAGTCAGCCTCTTGGCAGGCTACCCGCGTCACCTTCGGTGATGAGCTTAGAGAGTCTTCAGAAAAAGATCCGAACCTAGAAGCTGTAGGTATCGGCGGTCAGATTTACGGTAAACGTGCAGATATGATTATCATAGATGACGCAGTTACCCTATCTAATGCCAATGACTTTGAAAAGCAAATCAAGTGGCTACAGCAAGATGTACGCTCTCGTCTCAACCCGACGGGTAAGTTGATTGTTGTAGGAACCCGCGTAGCTGCTGTAGATTTATATAAAGAATTACGCAACCCAGATAGATACCCAGGTGGCATAGTCCCTTGGACATATCTTGCAATGCCAGCACTTCTCGAGACCCACGAAGATCCAGAAAAGTGGGTTACACTCTGGCCCTATTCAGACCAACCGTTCGATGGGCAGACAGATGAGCATAAGACAGAAGAAGGATTATATCCGCGCTGGAATGGTAAACATCTTTACGCAGAGCGTCAAGCAATGGACGCTTCAACGTGGGCGCTTATCTATCAGCAGCAAGATATTTCAGATGACGCCATCTTTGACCCAGTATGCGTCAAGGGTAGCATCGACGGAATGCGCAAGGCGGGTCGCCTCACTCCAGGATTCCCTGGACATCCTCGTGACCTCAACGGCTTTAGCTTTATCTGTGGCCTCGATCCTGCAATGGTCGGTGATACTGCCGCTATCTGTTACGCTATTGATCGCGTTAGTCATAAGAGATATATCGTGGATGCTATCAAGATTACGCGTCCAACGCCTGCTCAGATACGACAACTTATCACGGATTGGACTAACGTCTACGCCCCGTCGGAATGGATAGTTGAGCGAAACGCTTTCCAGTCCTTCTTGACGCAAGATGAAGGTATTAGAAACTTCCTAGCATCTAAAGGTACAGTCCTTAGAGAACACCATACTGGTAATAACAAATGGGATGCAGGGTTCGGTGTGGCTTCTATGTCCACATTGTTTGGAACTAAACAGCAAGATGGAAAGCATCATAGAGATAATCTGATGCACCTACCATCAGACCAGACAGAAAATATCAAGAGTCTTATCGAGCAACTTATCACTTGGTCTCCAACGACCAAAGGTAAGACCGATATGGTTATGGCACTTTGGTTCTGTGAAATCAGAGCAAGAGAAATGCTAAACGTAGGACTCAATCAGAAGACCCATATGAGAAATCCGTTCTTGAATCATAACGAGAGACGGCGACAAATCGTAGTAAACATCGACGAATTACTGCAAGACAAAGAGAGGCAGTTCATCTAATGGCAAAGCCAAGCAAAGAGCAAAAGGCTTACGGTAAAGCCCGCGCCGGTGGACAGAACGCTATGAAGATTTCTGGTGATGAAGTTCGTCGTGCTGCTAAAGCAGCCGCTATTGTCGGTATCAATGTATTACCAGTAGGTAGAGCAGCATCAACTATAGCCAAGATTGCATCTGCTACAAAAGCAACTAAGTTAGCATCGGGTGCATCTAAGGTAAAGACTAGAACATTTACTCAAGGTAGTAAAGCAAGAATTACAAATACACCACCAAAAAGAAGTGGTGCTGGAGCAAACTCTCCAGTCAAAGGTACAAAAGTAAAAGTAACTTATAAGACAAAAGAACTTACTCCTAAGCAACAAGCAACATTGACTACAGGTCGTGTAGTTCGTGAAAAAGGTAAGACCACCGGTACTTATGCTAAAGGCGCAGCAACTGCAGGACTAATTGCTAGCGAAGTAAATAAGTCTAAAAAGAAAAAGAAGTAGGGACAATGTTATCAGCCAAGGAAGTTATCGCTAAGGTAGATCGTCTAAAGACGAAGTATGCCCCACGCGACCAGCGTATGCGTAGCGTACTTTCTGTACGCCAAGGAGATATCTCCAAGGTCTATCCTGCTATGTTCACAGAGGAATATCCAAAGCCTCTAGTCGCTAACTTCATTGACGTTGCTGCTCGTGACCTTGCAGAAGCAATGGCACCACTACCTTCCTTTGAATGCTCTGCTACCAATATGGTTTCAGATGCAGCACGTAAGGCTGCTGATACAAGAACCCGCATTGCAAACTATTACGTCTCAGGTTCAGACCTACAGATTCAAATGTACACAGGTGCTGACTGGTTCAATACCTACGGTATGTTGCCAGCAATCGTTGAGATGGATTATGTAAATAACAATCCACGTATCCGCTTGCTAAATCCATTCGGTGTTTATCCAGAGATTGATAGATTCGGAAGAACTATTTCTCTAACACAGATTACAAATACTGATGCTGAATCCTTAGCAGCACAGTATCCAGAGTTTTATAATGAGATTCTAGGTAAGAGTAACGCTGGCTATCCATTGAACAAGATGCCAAGCAATACACCTTATGTAACTCTAGTTCGTTATCACGACAAAGACCAAGATTTATTATTTATCCCAGAGCGCAATAACCTAGTTCTATCACAGACAGTAAACGTCCTTGGTAAATGTCTGGCTTCGGTTGCTACTCGTTCATCTATTGATGGCGAAGCACGAGGTCAGTTCGACGATGTTCTGGCGGTACAACTGGCTCGCGCACGTTTTGCAGTTCTGCAAATACAAGCGGCAGAAAAATCAATCCAAGCTCCCATTGCGATCCCTCAGGATGTGCAAGAGTTGGCCCTTGGACCAGATTCAATTATGCGTTCTGCCAACCCACAAGCGATTCGCCGTGTACCGCTAGAACTCCCTCCTGGAGTATTTACTGAATCTGGCGTTCTTGAAAGAGAATTACGCTTAGGTGCAAGATATCCAGAAGTACGCTCAGGTAATCTTGACGCTTCTGTTGTTACCGGTCGTGGCGTTCAAGCACTACAGGCTGGATTTGATACACAGATTCGCTCAGCTCAAGCACAGTTTGCTCGTTTGTTTACAGAACTTGTAGCACTTTGCTTTGAAGTAGATGAAAAAGTATTTGGCAATATGACCAAAGAAATTCGCGGAAGTGAAGATGGCACACCGTACTCAATGAAGTATATTCCATCTAAGGCTATCGGTGGCGAATACGGTGTAGATGTACGCTACGGAATTATGTCCGGTATGGACCCTAACCGTGCAATTATTGCTTTACTACAAATGCGTTCTGACAAACTTGTATCTCGTGACTATGTACGTCGTGAGATTCCAATGGAGCTAAATGTTACACAAGAAGAACAACGAGTTGACATTGAAGAGATGCGTGATTCTTTGCGCGTTGCTATGGCTCAGTATGCTCAAGCTATCCCCGCGCTTGCAGCACAAGGCCAAGATCCTTCTCAGATTGTTACCCGAATCGCGGAAGTCATCAAGGGTCGTCAAAAGGGTAAAGCGATTGAAACTATCGTTGATGAAGTATTTGCCCCAGAAGAACCAGAAATCCCAGCAGAGATGATGGGTGAACAAGTTCCAGCAGCAGGTATGGCCCCAGCCCCTGCCTCGCAGCCTACTCCAGAACAAATGACTGGTGCGGCCCCTGCTGCTGGCGCTCGTCCCGATATACAAAGTTTGCTCGCGCAAATAGCAGGTTGAGCATAACCGAAGGAGGTGCTAAATGAAAAAAGGTGGACGTGCTGCTGCTCCAATGCAGAAGCCAACAGAAGGTAAGAAAGACACTTCAAAGCCAAAAGGCGGAAAAGTAGATTTCGGATATGCCCCTGCCGGACGTAAGGGCAAGAAGGCTTAGTAATAAACTTATCGAGAGGATAGGGTGTGAGTAAAAAACAGGATTATGTTCCACGCCCTATCCGTCTCGCTGACTTCCTTGTAGTGTTAGCGGGATTCTTTCATAACATAATGACAGCGATACATACATTTTCAGATGAGATTTTAGAATTAGCAACATATAACGCAATCAGAGAAACCCAAGTCAATCAGGTTTGGGAAAACTTTACAGAAGATTTAGAGACAATGGAGGACGGTAATGGCTAGAGGTCCATTAGCAGGAGCAGCAGGTCCTGGTAAGTTCTCTAAGAGAACAGATATGAGATTAGGTTCAACTGCATACGGTGAAGGTAAAGAAACACAAGCAATCAAATCTGGCGCACCGCTTGCTAAAACTCCAGATGTACGTGGGCTTCCAGCATCACAGGTACGTGAAGCAGCCCAAGTAACTCCACTATTTGCACCAACAGAACGACCAGATGAACCAATTACTACTGGTATCAGAATGGGCGATGGTGCAGGTCCAGAAATTTTAGGAATGAATCAAGCTCGTCCACAGACGCGTCTTTCAGATGCTTTAGCACAAATGCTTCCATTTGATACAACTGGTGAAATAACCGTTTTGTACCAAGAAGCGTTAGCACGAGGTGATTGATGTCTGATCTAAATGCAGTAGCAGGTGCTGCTGGTTTATCAGATGAACAAAAGAAGAATGTTGAGCGCTTGAATAAAGCACTTGAAACTCACAAGACTCTTTTGAATCTACCAGGCACAGTAGCTAATCAAGCCTATAACACCAAGTTGACTCCTAAAGAACGACAAGATTTGAATGTCAAATTTGGTAATCAACCACCAGAGGAAAAACCTCAGCGTGGATGGCTAGGTACTACTTGGCACTATACAGGTGGAAAAGTACTTGACTTCTTACAAGCCGCTTCTGACTTCTCAACTCGTGTTGCCCGTACAGCACTTATTGCTGGTGAAGAGAATCTAAACCTTGCAGATGCTTGGGACCGTGCAGAAAAAGACGGACAAAAAGTATTCAATGAAGAACGTTTAGCTGACGCAGAAACTAAGTTCGGAAAGAATCTAATTGGCATAGCCAAAAAGATTCAGATGGCTAAGACCAGTGAAGAAGTAGCACAGCTAATGGCTACTGCTACACCTGAAGAAAAATACTGGCTACAGATTTCAGACCGCACTGTAACTAATCTTCCTAATGCAGATACTAAGAAGTTACAAGCAGACAGAGATTTACTTGACGATGCTATTTCTGCAGTAAATGCAGCTCAGTATTCACCAGGTCGTGCAGTAGCAAACCTAATTGATGCTTTTGTACCAGGTGATTTCTATAAGAATGGTTTCTTTTACAAACTAACATCAGGTGCTGTAGATGCTGCCTATCGAGTATTCGCAGACCCAACATTGTTGGCTGGAAAAGTAAAGCGTCTATACGATATCAATAAGTATGCCTATGAAGTTATCCTTGGATCTACAAAGAAAAGCCAGCAAGCTGCTAAGGCTTACTGGGCTAATCCACAAACAAAAGCACTTTGGGATGACTACGGCCAGAAACTAACTGACCTGCGTCAAGCCACAGCAACTGGCAAAATGGAAAAGGCAGCAATTGTACGTAAAGAAGCAGAACGCCTAGTTCCAGAGTTTGGTCCTGCAGTTATCAATCTGCTAAATAAGGCAGATGTAAGTGATGCAAAATCAGCACAAGCATTCTTTGAAAATAGCGCAGATGCTTTCAAGATGATGGCAGCAGGTACTGCTCGTAAGCGTATCCTTATGCCTAAGTTAGATACTGCTCGTAAGGCAAGAGTTGCATTCCTAACTGGCGCAAACAAAGTATTTAGTCTAGATAAGATTGGCCCAAGACTTGTAGATGATTTCTTTGGCGCACCTGAAACTACAGACGGTATTTATAAGGCTGTTACTGAAGATCCAAAGAGATTGATAGAAGCCGCTAAAGGTATCAATGCTAAGGGTCTACGGTTCTCATCTGCTGAAATTGCTCGTCGTATTGACAAGGCAAAGCGTAAATTTACAGCGATTCCTCTATTTAGAGATGACGCATTTGATGTAACTGCAGAAGATGCACCTCAAAAGATTTATCAATTAGCAGCATTATTCGTTCCTACCCGTGAAGCCAAGTTGATGTCTGAGACATTCAATGCTCTTGAAGAAGTTGGTAAGCGTAAAGAGTTCTATTACGGACTATATTCCTCTATTGCTGAGGCTCGCGGTATGAATATGACTATCAATGGTCAGAAAGTTGTACGTAGACTAACCGGTAAAGGTGATGTCAAGTACAGTATCGCTGGAACTGATGACTATATTGACTTTGGTTTACTACCAAGTGAAATGAACAATGTAGTTTCAGCACCAAGTCTTGTAGATATTGACCGTATGGCTTCAAGAAGCGGTCTAATCCAGAATCTTGTAGGCGTATCCAACAGTCGCTTTATGGAAAGCGCTACAAATGCTTGGTCATTCTTGACTTTAGCTGGATTTAGATACGCACTTCGTAACTCTATTGAAGACTTGATGGTAAATATCGCCATTGGTAAGTCACCTTGGGGTATTGCCAAGAGCCGTTACTACTCAACTCGTATCAATACTGCGCTTCAGTTGACTCCAGGTCTAACTGTTGGTGAAAAGATTGCATCTAATCCACTTGGTTTTGTAATGCGCTTCGTAAACAAGGGTGAAGCAGAGCGTTACTCTGCGAGAATCTCTGAAATTGATGGCATTATCTCAGCAAAGAAAGCACAAATTGCTGAGTATTCAAACATTGTAAAGACCAGCAAGAATGCCAAAGAAGTAAAGATGGCTCAGGCTGGAATTCGTCGCATTCGTAAAGAAATTGCTGGCGGTCCTGAAGAAGAAGTTCGTAAGATTATGGCAGAGGCTCTAACTGCTGGACGCGTTCAGAAGTTTGCTAAGTCTTTAGGTATATCTAAATTAGATGATGCAGCTCTAAACGACCTAACAGAACAAGTACTCTACGGAGATGTAGAGAATCTACTATCTATCGTATCTGAAGGTGGATTCAACTTTGCCTCAGGCGCTAACTATGTAGACGCATCGTTTGATTTAGCCAAGAGTCTTGGAGTAAAGCAAGCAGAACTACGTCTAGACCTTGGTGGTCTAAAGACTAGATACGCTAAAGCAGCATCATCTAGAGGTTTTACTGAAATTGGTCTAACACCAAACAACGAAGCATCTCTAATTGCTTGGGCTTTACGTATCTCATTCTACGGAAATGATGAACTAGGTTCTATTGCTCTTGCTAATATATCTGACAATCCAGATGAGGCTATAAAGGCAGTCAATGCTATAAAGGGTTGGCTATCAGATCCTAAGAATGCTCAAGTTCTAAAGGATGCTCGTTTATCTGCAGGTAAGCAGTTGACTATAGATGACTACGCAAAGACTGTATATAACCGTGCAAAGGCTATCGTTACAGGTCGCAACGGTAAAGTAAATACAGACCTTCTAGATAAGATTCGTACCTTTGATCCAGAATTAGACCGTTATGTAATCTCAGGTAAGTTATCACTAGATGACCTACCTGATAATATCGATAACATTCCAGCATCTGTAGTAGGTCCAGAACTTGTACCTGTATCAGATGTCAATAACTACACAGCACCTTTGATGCAAAAAGGTTGGGTATGGCTAGGTCTATCTACAGCTAGATTATCTCGTCAACCTATGGCGTTATATGAAGTTACAAGAATCCGTAAGTTAGCTCGTAAGACTGGCTTTGAAGATAACTTCTATAAGGCTTATATGAAAGACCTGCCATTAGAAGATGCAGAATCAAGAGCAGCAGCTTTAGCAAATGCTAAAAGAGAATACGCTAAACTTGTAGAAGAACGAGCAGTATCAGAGATTCTTCCATATGTGGATAATCCTCTTGTTCGTAGCCAAGTATCATTCTCTGCTCGTAACTTTGCTCGATTCTATCGTGCTCAAGAAGATTTTTACCGACGTCTTTCTCGTATTGTTCGCTATAACCCTGAAGCAATTCAGAAGTTAGCGCTTACATTTGACGGAGTAGCACACTCTGGTTGGATTCAAGAAGACGATCGTGGCGAGAAATACTTCGTATATCCAGGGATGACTCCTTGGTATAAAACTATTCAAGGCGTTATGGAAGTACTTGGAGTCCCACAAGATTTCAAAGTTCCATTTCCGGTGCAGTTTGGTGCATCTATAAAGATGCTGTCACCATCACTCAATACTGAGTCTTGGTTACCTACATTCTCAGGTCCTGCTGCAGCACTGCCAATATCGATTATTGAGAATCTAACAAGTAGATTATTTGAACCAGGTATGGGCGATACAATCGCAAGATACACCTTAGGCGAATATGCTGTAGGTACAAGTCTTGTATCTCGTTTTATGCCTGCTCACGTCAATAGATTCTTGAACGCAATGGATCAAGATGAGCGCAATAGCCAGTACGCATCTGCTTATCGTAAGGCAGTAACATACCTTGAAGCAGCAGGTCACGGCATTCCAAAGCGTTATGACGCTGCAGGTCAGTTGATTCAACCATCAACTGGTGAACTTGAGGCTTACCGCGAAAGAGTTGCTAATGCAACTAGGTCAATCTTGGCAACAAGATTCGTATTCGGATTCTTTGCACCAGCATCACCTTCAGTCCAGCTCAAGAGCGATATGCAAGAGTGGATTAGAGACGCTGGTCAAGCCAACTTCAAGCAGACTTTCAATGCTCTTCGTGAGCAATATGATGGCGATTATGATGCAGCAATCAAGCGCTGGATAGAACTATATCCAAATGCTGTGCCATATACAGTCACAGAATCTGAGCGTAAGACTGTAGCCTTCTTTGATTATGCTGATGAATCAGGTAAGTTCGTTGAGCAGAATGCAAAGATGTTCGAGAAGTATCCTGAAGCAGCAGCATTCTTGATTCCACATAAAGGTGGATTCTCATTTGATGCCTATAAGACAATGTCTGATATGGGGCTACGCTCTAATAAGCGAGTTGAGGACTACCTAAGAGAAGTACAGACTGCGGCTGACTTACAGACTTATTACCAAAAGCGTAATGAGTATGAAGAGACCTTGAAGTTCACAGGTTCTGACTTTGCTCGTAGCCTAGTTCGTCAGCAATTCAATGACTGGAAAGCAAGATTCTTTGCTGGTAGACCATTGGTTCAAGAAGAACTAAACCAAGGCTCTGAGAAAGCAATAAAGAGACTACAGGCTCTTGATGACTTAGAAGTTTTCTTGGCAGATCCTGAGTTTAGGAATGTCCGTAAAGATACCCAAGATGTTCTACGTCAGATGGTATCTCTATATGGAACCTATAAGAGCCAAAGAGAAGTATTTGAATTGACCGGAACTGGAAGAGACTTGATTGCTTTCACTAAGGACAGCACAATTCAAAGACTAAGAGAGTTAGCAAAGTATAACGAAAACACCCAAGCAGCATATGACGCACTGTTTGGCAGATTGTTAGACGACTAGGGAGACAGATAGACAATGGCAGAAACAGATATCACCGGTGCTTTTGGCACTGTGAAAAGCGAGAGTCGCTATCTCAATGACCGTCTTGACGTCAAAGGTGCAAGAACTAAACTATTTGATGCTAATAATAAATTAGTATTAGCACAACGTGCTTTTTCTGGTGTAAGTGCTAATGATAAAGGTTATCAAGCGGCAGCAGATGCTGTAAAAACAGCTCAAGCAAAAGTAGATGAGGCTAAGCAAGAAGTTGCCAGAATTGAATCTATAGCAAGAACTGACTATAGACAGGCAAAGTCTAAGATAGATGTAAAGAAAGAAAAGTCTCAAACTGATAAAATCAATGATGAGATTACTGCTGCTAATGCTGGGCTACAAAGACTAAAAGACTCAGGTCAGTCTACTGCACAGCAAGAAGCAAAGATTGCTGACCTTATTGCCAAGCGAGATAAGACTGGTAAGTATGCGCCAAAGCAGGATACCGGTAATGTCGTTGATCAAACTAAGCAAGACCAGCAGACTGCTCGTGATTATTCTTCTGAGATACTGAATGCTGGTAAGTTCATTTATGCTAAAAGCGGTAATGATCTTGAAGCCCTTAGTTCTTTACTGAAAGATGCTGGTTACTACAAGGGACCAATAACTAAAAATCCAAACGATTTCTTAGTTGCTGCTTATCAGCAGGCTCTCAAAGATAACGTTGTTAGAACCACTAACGTAGGTTCTGAAGTTCCATTCTCAGAATTCCTATCGGCTAAAATCCGAGAAGTAAAAGAGTTTGGTGGCTTAGGTGGCGGTCCTAAGGTAAGCGAAACCCGTAGTATATCTACACCACTTGAGGCTGCTTCTAGAGTTGAAACTATATTCAAGAGCGAACTTGGCCGTATGCCAACACCTCAGGAAATTGAGAAGTATTCCAAGCGTCTTATTGCTAAAGAACAAAAGCAATCATCTAATGTAAGAACTGTTACCAAAAAAGTCGGCGGGGTTACAGTAACTGAAACTACTGGTGGTCTAGACCGTGACCAGTTCCTACAGAACTTAGTTCGTAAGTCTCCTGAGTATTCACAAAAGAAAGCAGACACCCGTTCTCTTAGCGTTCAGACTCTACAGGGTGTAGCAAATGATAATGGTATTACCTTATCTCCACAGCAATTAGAGCAATATGCTCTTGAGGTAGAGAATGGTAAAAACATAAATGTAATTGCAAATCAGATTCGTTCTTTGGCTGGTCTTGGTATGCCAGATTCCGTAAAGAAACTACTGGCTGAAGGAACTGATTTGAATACCATCTATTCACCATATAGAAAGACTATGGCTTCAATACTAGAAGTAGCGCCAGATTCAATTAGCTTATCTGACCCTACTCTTAGAAGTGCTATTGGTCCAAATGGTGAAGTAAGTTTATATGAATTCCAGCGTCAACTCCGTAAGGATCCTCGCTGGCAATATACAGACAACGCTAGAGAGACAGTATCAACTGCAGCTCTTGGTGTTCTTCGTGACTTCGGATTTCAGGGGTAATAATGGCGACACCAAACGATAGAGAAAACAGAAGCCCAGCTCCGGTTCCAAATGCAACTACTTCAGGTGGGCCATTTTACGGAGCTAAAACAGAAACCGTTACAATAGACGGTAAAACTTATACCGGAGTAAATCCAACTACAGGAAAGCCTCCTGCTGCTACAGAAATTGGAATGATTTCTCCATCTTCAGGTTTGGCTATTACTGGCACTGAGCGCAATATGACTAAAGAGCGCGAAGCTATGAATCTTGGCTATACCAAGGAATACATAGCATCTCGTGGTGGTATCAACACTCAAGGTTATTTCAATGATACACCTTTGAATAGCCAACTTACCGCTGAAGAATATAGGTCTGTTACTAAAGCAGACGGAACTATTGATACTCAGAAGATGCTTGCTATTCTAAATGCTAAAGGTGGACAAACACCTATAGGTTTAGGTGGAGGTATTGGTGGCAGCGGAGCAGGTGGCGCTGGTGGAGGAACAGGTGGCTCTACCGCTGGTGGAGTAGGTAGCACTGAAGCACAAAAAGCAGCGCGTTCAGCGTATGATTTATTATTTGAACAATTCAACCAATATGGTTTAGGTGGACTGATTGAGCCTCTAAAGGGTTTTATTGTAGAGGGAATCTCTCCTGCAGAATTTACTATTCGCCTAAGAGAAACAGAACCATATAAGAAGCGCTTTGCTGCTAATGCACAGCGAGTAGCTAAAGGTCTTCGTGCTTTATCTGAGGCAGAATACATAGAACTAGAAGACCAATATCAGAATGTTATGCGTAACTATGGTTTACCTGCAACCTATTACCAACGCGGAGATATGGGTCGTCAAGAAGGATTTGAGAAGTTTATTGCTGGCGATGTATCTGTAGCAGAACTTGAAGATAGAATCCAGACAGCACAAAACCGAGTAATCAATGCTGCTCCTGAAGTTGCTGCATCACTCAAGTCGTTCTATCCAGATATTACTAATGGCGATATCTTGGCTTATGCTTTAGATCCTGAGAAGGCTATATCAAACATCAAGCGTAAGGTTACTGCTGCTGAAATTGGAGCAGGCGCTGCAATGGCAGGACTTGCAACTAGCGCAGCAAGAGCAGAAGAATTACAGCGTTATGGTGTAACTGGTGAAGCAGCAAGAGAAGGATTTAGAGCAGTTGCTGAAGTAGCACCTCGCGGTTCACAACTTGCAGAATTTTACAAACAAACTCCATATACACAAACAACTGCAGAGCAGGAAGTATTTGGACTAACTGGAGCAACTGAGGCTGCAAAGCAGCGTAAGAAGTTGACTCAATTAGAGCAATCAGCATTCTCCGGTCAAGCTGGAATTGCTGGTGGCGCATTAGCTCGCGACAGAGCTGGCGCATTCTAGGCCTGCTAACGGAACTACCGGCCCGTTAGAGAGATATCAAGACCGGCAGTAGGAGCCATATGGCGTTCCCCAAACCATATGAGGCCTGCGACAACTACTAAAAAAGGGAGATGGACCTATGTCCAACTACGACTACGAAGACGACGACTTTGATACAGAAGAGAGAGATAACTCTTCTAACGATCTCGTCAAGCAATTGCGTAAAGCAAACAAACAGAAAGAAAAAGAACTGGCTGAACTAAAGGCTCAGTTTGATGGTCTTTCAAAAGCACAAAGAGACAGAGCTATCAAAGATGCACTCGCTAGTCGCGGGGTAAATCAGAAGATCGCTTCATTTATCCCACAGGATATAGACCCAACTGAGGAGTCTGTATCAAAATGGCTTGAGAATTATTCCGATGTATTCGGAATACAGCTTGAGCAAACCCAGGCAACACCTAACGTCGATCCTCAACAAGCTGCTGCATACCAACGTATGACCAATGCTGTGGAACAAGGAACTACTCCTGAATACCAAGCAGAGATTCATAAGAAGTTGCTCAATGCAGGAAGCCGTGAAGAGTTAGACGAAATCATTAGGCAGTCTGGACTCTAATCCGAACCTAACCGAAAGGCAAGTAAATGGCAATTCCTACGGGAACGCTTACCTCGTCTTCGACAATCAGCAATCTAGTCCAAACAGCATACGATCAGTATGTACGTATGGCACTTCGTTCCATCCCAGTGATGAGAGCGTTGGCTGATGTCAAGCCAGTACAGCAAGCAATGCCAGGTTCGTCAGTTGTATTCTCCATCTATTCAGACCTAAGCACCGCAACCGGTACTTTGACTGAAACATCTGACGTTTCCTCTGTAGCACTAGGTAACCCATCACAGGTTACAGTTACACTCAATGAGTACGGCAATGCCGTAACAACAACCAAGAAGTTGAACCTAACTTCTTTCAACGACGTAGACGCTGCTCTTGCAGACGTCATCGCT